TCAAAAGTGAGTAAAACCAAAAGTGTAATGTTTTGGCTTTTGTCAATGAAAACCAAGAAAATACACATCGTAAAAAATCATTTGTACCATCAAGTAAAAAAAGAAAAAGAAAATTATAGATTAAAAGAAATAAACGGAATGGCAATAAACCAACCTATTGATTCTTTCAATCACATTTGGGATTCAGCACGATATGGCCACATGGCTTACAACAGCAAATCAACAACGTACCAAATGACCGAAGAAGAAAGCAGAAACTTAAACTATTAATAAAACATCATGGAAGAATTATTATTGTTACTCGCGAGCGATCCAGAAAAAGCAATTGCAATCATTAAGGCTCAAACTAAAGAGTCTTCAAAAATTGCAGAATACATCAAGGAATATAAAGACTTCGACCGTTTACAAAGGGATGGTCAAATAGGCAAAATTCAAATTGACAAAGCTATTGCAGATGGTAAAGTTTCAAAAATGGTTAAGATTTACTTGAACCATGCTCAGAATATTGTCGAGACCCTTTCTGCATTTGTAATTGGAAAACCAGTTACCTTAATTCCATCCGAGAATAACAACTTGGCCAAATTGATAAAACAAATTTGGAGGGTAAATCGGATAGATTCTAAATTACTACAAGCTACTATTTTAAAGTTATCAGAAACGCAAGTAGCGATGCAGTTTTACATTGTCGATTCAGGAGAAACTTCTTTGCTGAATAAGGTTTTAGCATTCTTTAAATTGAAGCCACAAGCCAAAGAAATAAAAGCAAAGATACTTGATAATACAAAAGGGATTATGACGCCTTATTTTGATGCTAGTGGAGATATGGTGGCTTTTATGTGGGAGTACAAAAACACAATCAGCGGTAAAGACGTTAACAACATTGAAATATGGGATTCTGAAAAGTATTATTATTTGAATGATGCGTTAAGCGGTTTGGCTTTTGCGGCTAATCCATTACCTCATGGATTCGATAGGATTCCAGTTGTTTATGATAGCCAACCAGAGCCACAGTGGTACACGGTAAAATCTCCTATCGATAGAAACGAATTAGCGTTGTCTAAACTTGGAGATGCAAATGATTATTCCGGCCATCCTATTTTAATTACTGAGGGAATTGTAAATGGAATGCCAACCAAAGAAGAAAGCGGAAAGCACTTTAATATTCCCATAAAAATAGATCCAGATACTCAAAAAGAAGTAAAAGGAAGTGTTAGCTTTCTTGAAGCGACAACAGCTCCAGAAGCAAATAAGCTGGAATTAGACAAACTGGAAGATGCGATTGCGTATGGTTCTGGAGTGCCTAACTTATCATTTGAAAAACTTAAATCACTAGGTAATGTTGCTGAAAAAACAGTAAAGCTGATGTTCTTGGCTACTGACATAAAAGCTTCTTTAAAACAAATGGAAACGCGAACTTTTATTGAAAGGTGCTTGAATATCATCATTTCGGGAGTTACAAAAACAACCAGCACAGCAATGGCTAAAGAAGGATCTATGTTGTATTACGACATTCAATTCAATTCCATTTTACCATCGGACATCAAAGAAACTGTAGACACACTTTCTGTGGCGGTAGCAGGTAAATTAATGAGTCGTAAAACATCAATTGGTATCTTGGATTTAGTAGAAGATGTAGATGCTGAATTATTATTGATTGAGGACGAAAATAAAATAGTAGAGGTTGTTCCTCCATTAATTTAAAAAACTAAGTAAACAACTAAAGTAAAAAAGTAAGCAAAATATGGAAATTCAGCAAACAGCAAATTATAAATTGTTTAAAAACATAGTAGGAAATAGAGTTTTAAGTAATTCTAAAATTGAAAAAATTGTAAACGACGTAATGGATGGCTTTAATATGCTTCCATTTTGTCCTATAATTGTTTCAGAAAAAGAAGGATTCTATCATATTATAGATGGCCAGCACCGTTACGAAATAAGCCAACAAACAGGAAACCCGGTATATTTCGTTGTATGCAATACTTTAACGTTAAAACAAATCGCACAGCTAAACAGTCGTGGCGAAAAATGGAAACCAAATGACTTTTTGAATTGCTACATAAAACTAGGAATTACGGATTATGAGAAAGTCAGTGAGATCATGAATAAGCATAAAATTGCAATCAAATTATCAATCGATCTGCTAATGTATTATAATCCAAAGGTAAAATCAACCGACACTTTTCAAAGCGGTGGATTTGAATGTAAGTACTTTGAAGAAACGGATGCTTTATTGAAGCTAACAGAAGATTTATTTGGACAATATCGTTTCTCAAAAGATAGAAATCTAATTGGAGCGGTGCAGGAGCTGTTGAAACAAAACCTTTGTGATTTTGATAAGCTAAAAAATAAAATATCCGAAGCACCAATGATTATGGATCGACAGGCAAGTATAAAGTTATACATGTCCAACATTGAAAGACTTTATAACCACAAGAATTCAATCAGACAAGTGATTTTTAAATAATAAATAAAAAAAGTAAAATGAATAAAGGAGAAGTAATTGGAAAAGTATATTTCAAAAGTGAAGTAGAATTAATCGGAGCCAATCAAATGGCAAAACAAATTTTGGTTGTTGAAACGGATGCAGAGTACCCGCAAAAACTGCCGATTGAATTCATAAAAGAGAAGGTCGACTTATTAAACAATCTTCAAATAGGTCAACAGGTAAAAGTAAGTGTAAACATTCGAGGTAATGAGTACCAAGATAGAAACCAAATAACTCGCTTTGGATTAAGTTTTCAAGGATGGAAAATAGATTAAATATGAAATAGACAACAACACGTAAAGCAGGTAAAAAAACATTTGCTTTCTGGGGAAGAATACTGCTTATAAGCGCATAGTGAACAATAGTAGCTATGCGTTTTTTTGTGATTTAAAATATTATTAAGAATTATTCTAAATAGAACAAAATATGTTACATTTGTTATCTAAATATTTAAGAAACAAATACTCACAACTATGGCAGTAGAAAAATCAAAAGTGATTGCAAGACTTAAGGCATTATTCCCTAAGGCTAATTTATCACAACAAAGGCTAGACGCAATTGCGGATAAACTTGCAAAAAAACCAGCAGATGATGCTGATGATACAGCTATTGATGCGGTAATCAACGATTTCAACGATGTTTTAAGCATCGAAGATATTGCAAAAGGGGATGACAGAACGCGCACCCTTGAAGCAGACAAAAAGAAATCGGAGGAACTTGCAGCAAAGAAAAAGCCTGTTACATCAGAAGAAGAGGAAGAAGAAGAGGGAACCGAAGGTATGACTGCATTTGAAAAACAAATGTTAAAGAAGTTTGGAGATCTAAAATCAGACATCGATTCTATCAAAACTGGAAACGTCAAACAAAGCAAATTAGATCAAGCAAAATCATTGCTTGAAAAATCGGAAGTTTTCAAAAAACTGGATGATGATACTAAAGGCTTTATGTTGAAAAATGTTGAATTAGATTCTGAAACATCCTTCGAAGAGCAAATCACAGGCTTGGAAGGAATGTTTGGTAAAATGGTTCAAACTACTGCTGATGCTAATCAGTACGCACCTGGAGCTGGACAAGGCAAACCAAGTAACGCCATTGATGAAAAATTAGTTGGAGACATTGTCGATAACATGTAAATCATTTATTAACAAAACACATTAGAAATTATGTCGAACGTAAAGGGAGATTTAAATAATACGCCAGTTCAAGTTGACACAACTTTGGACTGTATTATTATCAAAACAGTAACCTATGATATTCCAGGAGGTAAAACTCTAGATGTTACAGGTGTTACTGAAGAAGTATTAAAGGCGGGTAGAGTTGTCATTGTTGAAACTGCTACCGGAGCACACAAACCTTTGAAAATTGTAAGTGGTAGTTATGAAGCATTGCCTGCTGGCCATACGTACAAAGGTATTTTGATCGCTACGATTCTGACAAAAAGACCTTTTGCGTCTGTAATGTTAGGCGGAGACGTTAACGAGGGAGCCGTAGTAAATTATGGTTTACCAGCTATTCCTGCAGCTGCAAAAACTGCATTCGCTCTCATTTTATTCACTAAAGATTAATTAAGTTATGGAAAAATCATTATTCCCTGCGTGGGTGGATAAATATTTTAAAATGTTTACCCAAAAGATTGTAGAAAAATTAAACGGTTCAACAAATCCGTTAACTTACCTACATAGAACTATGTTGAAAAAAGAATATTCGCCAACACTTCGTTGGGGTTCTTTATCAACATCAAATACTGCTGTATCAGCTGATGTAGTTGCAATGGATTCCAGTTTACCATTGAAGAAAAGAGACTCTATCAAAAAGGCAGATGGTGAAATACCTAAAATAGGTATGAAACTAGCGCTTAACGAAACTACCATGAATGAATTAAACATTCTTTTAGCAGTTGGTGGTCAGGATTCAGAAGTTTTAAGAAAACTTTTTGCTGATACTAACAAAGTAGTTTCTGGTGTATGGGAAAGATTAGAATTTATGTTTCATCAGGCCTTATCTACGGGTATGATTTTAGTAGCAGATGATGACAATCCTGGTCTTGGAATCAGAGTTAATTTTAATCATCCAGCAGCAAATAAATTTGGTGTAGTAAAAGGATGGTCAGATTCTACAGCAAAACCTATCGATGATATTGATAGAGTAATTGAAGC